CTCCCATCACCGGGTCCTTAAAGGGGACCAAGCTATACCGGGGTTTTGTGACGTATTACAATTCATGGGAGAACAAGTAATACCTCTCATCTGAAAACACTTCAGGTACAGTGTCCAGAATGAGGCGGTCACACAATTGATCCATGTCGTAGAGTCCAATATCGTATTTGGCCATGATTACTTCGAGAAAATCGTCATCTGACAACTTAAGGGGCTCAGTGAGAATGGCGCGCTGTATGTCATTAACCGAACTGACATCCTGGCGGCTAAACCAGGTTAAATCTGTCATGCGCAATTCTGAGGCACTGACGCCACACGACGAATAACGGGAAAGAAACTTATCACGGAGGTAAGGGACATGCCGAAACTCATATGCATAGGAGAGAGATTTACCAGCCATGTAGGCCTCATCTGATAAGTCTTGATTGCGGTTAGCTCGTGCGTTGAATCGGCACAAAGCCTTGCCTATCAGAGGGACCATACAATTCTCCTCTCCCCTAGGGACGAAAAAGCGGGATAGAAAAGTCAGATCACAGTAAAAGCGGCGTTCGGAAGCCTTCAAGGTCATTCCGGCTGCCGCACAATGGGCTATCCACTTTTTGATATCAATTCCGCCTGCATCGGTACCAGCAGCTATGTCGTCTCCCAAAACCGTCACCTTTGTAGACGTAACGCGATTCATTACGCAAAAAGAATACCATAGGCAGAGGTTCCAAACAGTGTTGCGTCCAGTGGTATCAGTCCGCCCGGTGGCCAACTGGTTTTGAATGTCAGCGGATATACCATAGTCATAGGACACAACTCTAAATTTTAAGGAATTCTTTACGTAGAAACGTCTAAACCAAAGTGGGGCTCCACTCTTAGCCAACCAATGTGCAAAAATCCGCGTAACGTCCGACAGTTGGCTCCTATCGTTGGCTGAAAAATCGCCTTCGAAGTACCGAGATTTGCCTGCGAGGAAATCTGCCAGCTCGGTATCCTTCTTAGCATATGCCATACGAACCTCAACTCTGTCGTTGCGGAACAAGTCTAACGCGCATACCAAACGTTTATTGAATTCATCCATAATGGGACCAGTGAGAACATTGAATTCATCAGATCCTATGTAGATTATGCGCGGAGCCCAGGACGGATCATTCCTCTTAAGGAGCACTTCACCCTTGACCATAATTTCACTAGTATTAAGGGTGCGGAAGTTCACGTCGTGCATTCTTCCTAAAGCAGCGTGCATACGGCTTTGCTTGTCGGAGTCGAACTTGGAGATCCAACGGTCGTAGATATCTTGAGTCCAGTCGAACTTTTCGGAATGCGGGAAGACAAGGCTGGCGAGTTGCTTGGCCAGCTTCACAATTGGGGGCGAAACACGATCACTGGAATGAAAATTGCACCTCTTGCCGAAAGCGGCTAGCATGCTCGAAAAATCATTTCCAGTAACCACCGGTACCTGTTGAGTGAGTACCGGGCCCAAGAGATCCACAGGTGCGTAGGCTGGTTGATAGGTCTTTTTGGTCTCATCCAGTCTGAAGGGCACTTGCGGGCTAAAATCTCGCTCAGGAACAAGACGGAGACGAGGCTCACCATTATGAAGATGGTCACCGTAGTCAACAGGAGCTACTTGAGGGGCGAGCCCCGACTCCGTCTTGCGCCTGTGTGAATGTCGCTTCTTGGGCAGTTTTGCGGTAAGATGTGGTATCTTGTGTTGAATGACCAGGAT